GCCGCGTGTGCTCTTCTGCACAACGTACGGTCAAGAATCTGCGATTCGTCAGCCAGGTCCTGGGGCGTGAGTCTCTCGTAAGAGAAGACTTCATCGCTAGCGGGCCTGTTAGTTGCGAATCTCTGCAGAGGCAGTGGAAGGAGTGGACGGCGGCGTGCGCCAAGAAACTTCGTGGGGAGAAGGCTTTTGTCTTCGCGAATGCGGTGAAAGGGACTAAAACCCTTTTCGACGAACCGTGTTCACAAGTTGACCCCAAGTGGAATTGCGACGTCCGGGCCGGCCGGATCGCGAGAGAAGAGTGGTGCGACAGAGCACTGAACAGGGGGTCGGATCGTCCAGGTAAGGAGATTACGACGGAACCTGCAGTGCTTCTTGACATTAGGCGTCGCACCAGAAAGATTATAGGAAGGAGGTGGTTTAAGGAGAGAAAGGGGGTGTACGTCCCTGACCAGCAGGGATGTTTTGAGTTCGAGAGGGGGATGGGAGGTACTTTGTCTGTGCCTGTCGGAAGGGTCGGCGGGTCTGAGGACCGCGCTGAGGCCTTCTACGACAGCATTGGAATCCCGGATAAAGCTAGGGCGGGTTTGCATGCGGCCATGGAGGATGGGCATGAGATCCCGGAGGATGCGGAGGAGGCCTCGTGGTGCCGCCTTGGTACTGCCAAGCAGAAGGGGAAGTTGCGTGTCGTGACAATGCAGACATCGATCATGAAGGACGTTCTTCGTCCTGTTCATGAGTCTGCCTACAACCGACTCTCCCGCCGTCCTTGGTTGGTACGAGGTGACGTGACAAAGAGTCACTTCGAGTCCCTCCGCCGTGGTCTTCACCCTGGCTTTGACCTGATCTCAGGCGATTACGAAGCGTCGACAGATAATTTGCACAAGGATGCTGTCCTTGCCGTTGTCGAGGCGCTCGCCGAAGATCTCCCCCCTCGAGAGGCGGAGTTGTTTGTTCGCAGCTTTCGAGATTGCTGCGTTAACATTGAGGGAAGGATAGCCTTCCCCGTTGTGAGAGGGAGTATGATGGGTAACCTCGGGTCGTTCGTTGTCTTGTGCATCCTTAACCGGATCTGCTTCGAACGTGCCCTCAATCTTGCTGGTTACCCTGCCGATCACCCTTCTCTCCTCAACGGGGATGACATTCTCTACCCAGGTGAGAGTGGTCTTTACTACTCCTGGCTTCACAGTACTAGTGAAGTCGGGTTCGTTATCAATCGTAGTAAAACCATGAGGTCCAAGAAGTACGGAGATCTCAATTCCCAGACCTATCGCTATGATAGGTCGAGGAAGGTTCTCAAGCTTTGCTTCGGATTCCTCGGCTCTGACGCCTGGAAGGAGCCTGTCGGTTCCCTCGCAACCCCGCTATTCGAGCTTTGCAGTCAGCTCAAGTTTTCGACCGCGACTTGGCTACTCGTAGCCTTTCCGGTTCGCCGACTGCTAGCCCGAGTACTCCCCCCTCTCTCCTCAATACCTAGTCG